GATCATCACACCGCGCATGATGCCCACCAGACACACCATCACCTGGGGGGACCATGACCCACACGCCGCCACCGCCCGACTTCCCGCCCCCGGCCCCGGCGCAGCCTCCGGCAACCAAAAAGAACCGCACCAACGCGATCATCATCGGATCGGCCGTGGCCGTGATCGCCGCAATCATCGGCACGGGCATAGTCGTCTCCAACTCCCGCGACGACGACAACACCGCATCCACAACGAAGACCAGCGCCCCCGTCGACGAAACGGTCACCGCCGACGAGGAACCCGAACCGACCCCCGAGGACACCGAGCCGAAAGTCATGGGACTGACGGACGGCGTCTCGTACCAGGACGGCGTCGAAGTGCAGCTGTCGGACTACAAGCGCGGCGTTTCCTCCGACACGGCCGCGCCATCGGGCACGCCCTACGTCGCCTTCACCGTCGAGATCAACAACAAGTCGCAGTCCATCGTGGACATCGGGACCGGCTACGTCATGTGCTACTACGGCGACGAGAGCCGCACATCGGAACAGATCTTCGACTCAGAGCGCGGACTCGAAGGGGTGCCCTCAATGCGCCTCCAGCCGGGCCGCACAGCGAAAGCAACCGTCGCCTGCGAGATGCCGAAGAACCAGCAGTACTTGCAGGTGGAGATGGCGCCGTCCATGGAAGCCCAGGCGGCGATCTTCGCGGGCAACATCAAGTAGCCCCGCCCGTAACGGGCCCCGCCGAACGCCAGCCGGGCCCGCCAGGGGGAACAGACGGGCGGAAATCGGCGATCATCGTGACAGGCGCGGGGCCCGACAACCACACACGAGCGGGAGCCCCACCGCCATGGCCTGGTCCAAACTGAAGCTCGACGAAGTCGCTGTTCGCCGCACCGCCCTCCTCAAGCTGCGCCGCGAAGGCGTCCGCTACGACGACCCCCGCGTCGAAGCCCTCGGCTACAGCAGCCCCAACGCCGCACGCCGCGACCTCACCCGCGCCCTCGAAGCACACCGCGCCGAGGAAGCCGCCGAAGTCGGCATCTACCGCCAGCAGGAGAACGAACGCCTCGACGCCCTCCTCGAAGCCGCCTGGCCCCGCGCCACCCAGCCCTCCCCGGTCTTCGACAAGGAAGGCAACGTCATCGGGGAGGAACTCGACATGCGGGCCGTCGACACCGTCCTGCGCCTCATGGACCGCCGCGCCAAGCTCAACGGCCTCGACATGCCCGCCAAGGCCGAACTCACCGGCGCCGGCGGCGGCCCCCTCCAGCTGAGCCAGGCCACCAGCGCAGAACTCGAAGCGCTCATCGGCCTCGGCCCGGCCCCCGTCGACAACACCGGTGGCGACAGCGACGGCCAGGCGGACAGTGACCACGACTAACGGCCTGCTCACCACCTACCGCACCCTGCCCGACGAGCAACGCCGCACCATCATCCGCAGCGCCTCCCCGGACCTGCGCGCCCAGCTCGGCGTCATCGAACGAGAGCTGGCCATGGACCGCAGCCCGGGCGCGCTCGCCGCGGTCCTCACCCACGGCAAGGAGATGCAGGCCCGCCACCTCGACATCATCGACCGGATCTACCAGCGCATCGCATCCGGCGAACGCATCCGCGCCATGGTCACCATGCCCCCACGCGCCGGGAAGTCCCGCCGCACCTCCCGCTGGGGACCCGCCTGGTACCTGCGCCGCCAGCGCGAGCACCGCTTCATGCTCGCCTCCTACGCCGCCCACCTCGCCGACGACCACGGCCGCTGGGTCCGCAACACCATCACCGAGAACGCCCCCCTCCTCGGAATCGATCTCAAGTACGGATCCCAGGCCGCGAACCGCTTCGACATCGCAGGCCACGAAGGCGGCATGGTCACAGCCGGCGTCGGCGGCGCCCTCACCGGCCGCGGCGCCCACGTCGCCGTCGTCGACGACCCGTTCAAAGGATCCGAGGACGCCGGATCCCCCACCCAACGCGACCGCGTCTGGGACTGGTGGCAGTCCGTCCTGCTCACCCGCCTCGAGCCCCAAGGCTCCGTCCTCCTGGTCAACACTCGCTGGGACGACGACGACCTCTCCGGCCGCCTCCTCAAAGAGGAACCCGAGAACTGGATCGTCATCGACCTGCCCGCTATCGCTCTGACCAGCGACGACCCCCTCGGCCGCCAGCCCGGCCAGGCCCTGTGGCCCGAGCGGTACAACGAGGACGACTATGAGCGCATCCGAAAATCCGTAGGTGAGCGGGTCTGGTGGGCGCTCTACCAGCAGCAGCCCAGGCCGCTGGAGGGCGGGGTCTGGCAGTGGTCGTGGATCACGGCCAACCGCATCAGTCCCGCAGCGTTCCGCGGCGTCGACCTCACGCGCAGCCTCGTCGCTATCGATCCGTCCGGTGGCGCCGGCACCGCCAACGACGAAACCGGCATCACCGCAGCAGGTCGCGACAGCAACGGAGAGCTGTACGTCTTCGCCGACCGATCCGGCCGCCATGGCGCCAACACTTGGGGCCTGGAAGCCTGCACCCTCGCCATCGACACCGATGCAGACGCCTTCGTCGTCGAGACCAACTTCGGCGGCGACATGACCCGCCAGGTCCTCATCCAGGCGTGGCAGGAGCTCGAGCGCAGCGGCCGCACCCAAGGCCGGCCCATGCCGCGGATCATCGAAGTCAACGCCAAGCAGGGCAAACGCCTGCGCGCGGAGCCCATCGCCCAGCTGTATGAGCAGGGCCGCGTCCACCACGTGGGGGAGTACCCCGACCTGGAACGGCAGATGGTCACCTGGCTACCAGGGATGGACTCCCCAGACCGGATGGACGCAGCGGTGCACGCACTGACCGAGCTGGCAGACCCAGCTTCTGCAGTGGTTGGAGCAACGCAGTATGGCGACCGAAGGCTGACAGGACGCCGCTGACAGAGCTCAACGACACCCGCAACATGCCCTGCCTTTCCGCGCGCCAGAGCACTAAAGAGGGCTCACAGGGCCTCGTGAATGCCCATAAAATGACACAAACTAGGCAGCGAGAAATCTGGCGGACGGGATGGTCAGAGACTCGGGAGCCCAGGAAGACGCCTGGCTGGCCCGTAGACGCGTTGCAGTACTCAGAGGTGAAATCATGCTCCCCAATTCGGAGAGCGTTACTTATCTCGGGTACGCTGCATCTGCGCGCCTGCACGCAACCACTGTCTCGTTAGAGTGAGGCGTTTGGGTGCGGATGAAACAGAACCGCCCCCCTTGCGGGAGGCGGTCTGCCCTAGGTGATGCCGGATTGGGGTTACTGGAGCGTAGCCAACTGGATGGCTAGATCCAGAAGGCTGGTCAAGAAGCACCAGTAGTTCCAGTCCGGCTCGGGGTTCTCGACACTCATGTGTCACCTCGCTGTTTCGGCCTCCGATGAAAACCCGGAAGCGGCCGACTCCTCCGGGCCGCGGCACCGGAGGCAGACGAGGTTCGAGTGGCGAACACCCACGCAGAGTCTACGGCCTTCGGGGGACTGCCAACGCCCGCGACCAATCGCCTACTTGCGCCAAAATGCCGCAATGCCGCCCCATTCGCGCGCGGTTGATCGTTAAGCGCCACGATTCGCCACCCATTCGAGTGAACTGACACCGGATCGCCAGGGGCAACCTCAGCCCGCACCGCCCGTACCCTGATCACAGGCGCGGGGCCTGCGAGCAGAGGGGTGCACAGGTGGGCATCGTGTCCCGCGCCAGAGCCGTGGTCATCGACGCCTGGTCCTGGCTGAACTACAAACCGATCTACAACGACCCGCGCGGCATGCCCCACCGGCGCGCCTTCCCCGAGGCCAAAGCCACCTGGGTCCCCGCCGACGACGAGCGACGCCTCGCCGCGTACAAGCTCCTCGCCGCCTACGACCACAACCAGGCCGCCCAGCTCGCCGAAGTCGTGGACGGCCCGTCCGCCCGCGAACGCCGCGAGTTCGGCGACCCCAGCCTGTTCGTCGACGCGATCCTCGCTCACGTCCTGGGCCGCGAGCAGCACATCACCGTGCCCGGCGCCGAGGACACCACCGACACCGGCCGGCCCGCCACCGCGGAAGCCGCCATGGCCGAGCGCGTGCAGACCCTGCTCCACGACTGGGCCGAGGACGAACTGCTGCCCATGCGCATGCAGCAGACAGAACGCAACGCCGTCCTCCTCGGTGACGGCGTCTACCGGCTCGCCTGGGACCCGGCCAAGCAGCGCGCCACCGTCCGTTCCGTCGACCCCGGCTTTTACTTCCCCGTCCTTCCCGAGGACGGCGACGGCGAGTTCCCCGACCGCGTCCACTTTGCGTGGGAACTCCCCGAGGACCCCCGCCGCAACCTCAAGGCCCGCATCCGCCGCATCACCTACGAACTCGCCCCGATCGGCGCGGCCACCGCCGCCGGCGTCGACGAGTCCGGCCGCCCCGTACGCGCCCCCGTCACCGTCGAAGGCAAGAACGGACAGTTCGCGCCCGTCCTCGGGCAGGGCGACAGCATCGACCCCGACACGGGTGCCGTGTCCCGCCAGTACGCGTGGAACGACCAGCCGTCCACGGTGACCTGCTACCTCACCGACGCCACCTGGAACCTCGAAGACCTCAAGGGCCAGCTCGACGTCGACTCCCTTCCCCTCGACAAGGCCACCTTCGCGACCCGCTCAGACGGGGAGGTACTCGACCACCTCGACCTGCTCATCGACTTCATCCCGGTCGTGCACGTCCCGAACACGGTGCCGCCGGCGGAGGAGCACTGGGGCCAGTCGTCGCTGGCCAAGGTGTTGCAGGTGTTCGACGAACTCGCCGGATCGGACACCGATTCCGCCCGCGCCTCCGCCACCACCGGCCTGCCGATGATCGCCGTATCCGGCGTCAGCGACCCCCGCCTCGAGATGGCCGTCGAGCCCGGCGCCGTGTGGACGCTCGGTGAGACCGGCAAGCTGTCCGCCGTCGACACCAGCCCCGCCCTGCGGGAACTCCGCGAGCACGTCCACGACCTCGCCGACCGCGCCGCCAAGGTCGCCCGCCTGCCCTCCGTCGCCCTCGGCACCCTCGACCCCACCAAAGCCCCCTCCGGATACGCCCTCGAACTGTCCCTCGGCCCGCTGGACTCCCTCATCGGCGGCATGCGCCTCGCCCGGGACCACAAGTACCGCCTGCTGCTGAAGTTCGTGCAGCGCCTCCACCTCGCCGGCCAGCACCCCGCCTGGGCCGGCATCACCGTGCAGCCCGCCCGCCTGGTGTTCGGGCCGTACACGCCTACCGACAAGGCCGCCGTCCTTGAGCAGGTCGCCATCGGCGTGGAGAAGGGCGTCATCTCGAAGGAGACCGCCATCCGCATGCTGATGGAGGCCGGCTTCCCCATTGAGGACGCCGAAGAGGAGCTGAAGCGGATCGACGCCCGCAGCTTCGAAGCCGCCCGCCTACTCGCCGACGCCCTCAACAACCCCGACGAGGTCGCCGACTTCCTCGGCCGGAAGGCCCCAGACCAGCCCGAGACACCGCCCGTCGTCCTGCCCGGCACCGGCACCGAAGACAACGACCCGGACACCGCAGCCCCAGGCGACGAGGGGAGCGGGGGGAACACCGCGTGACATCTGTGCTGCACTTGGATCTAGGCGCGGGGCCTGAACTGTCCATGGGAGGACTGTCTGTAATGCGTGCCCCCGCGCAGCACCGCCGCCCCGCACCCGCCGCCACCCGAGGCTGGGCCCACCCCTACAC